CTCTAAAGGCATCGACGCCGCAAGACTCTCTGAAACTTCCGTTCCAGAAAGACTTTTGGACATTAACCTTGAAGTCTAAGACTTCAAGGGCTTCAATGACAAGCTCCCGACAGTCGACAGGGACGATAATATCGTCCCCGAAGACGGCCACCTCTCCTTCGAGAGCCTCGATGTTCCCCTTAGTACAGACCAGACCGCGTTTCGTAAGAACCGCGGAAAGTGCTATACTGAGGAAAATCAAGGTCTCAACTGGAAAGGTACAGGCGTTACCCATCGTCGAGAATTTTCTCAACGGTATCACAGAAGGTACTTTGTCAGTAACCTCTTGTGATACAGACTGGGAACGAGACGCTCTCAGACAGTTTAGTAGTTTAGGGTTACCCCTAAACATCTGTCCGACGGCGTGACAGGTGACACAATCGCTAGCTGAGGACAAATCCAAAGTAGCGAGAGTGCCGTCACGAGAACCACGGGTACATAGTTCCTGGTTCAGAGTTTGATCGTTGAAACGAACAAATTTCTGAATCCAAGAATGTTTGGACCTGACGAAGAAGTAATGCCAGATATTTTGCTGGCACCACTGATTCGCGCTCGGCTCCGCGGCAATAAGCCGCGGCCTCGAGAAGGTTTTCGGGACGCAGACCATCCTAGAGGGAAGTTCTTGCGAACTTATCTCAGGGGAGGTCGTTACCCTGTCTGCCCAACTGCTAAAACTGTGGAAACCACAGTCGGCAATTGGAAACTCTTCTTCCAGGGTATCGGACCAGTTGTTCCAATAATATTTATTGGCTGGACCACGATACTCTGAAACAGCGCCTGGGCCGTGCCTAAACTTCCACTCGGACGGAACATACGTTCCTAGAGTGGAGGTAACCAAGCCTGACACGAAGTCAAGCTTGGCCAGGAGAAGCGACAGCTGTTCCTCTTTGTTGGGGAACAACTCTCTGACTCTCGCGACATACCGGTCCGATACAGAGAATCCTCTGTAGGGGATATCGGTAGGTCTATCTATCACTTCGGAGCTGGATCCCTCGCGGGATACTCCTTCAACTGATGAAACAGGCGGGGGCGTTAGCCCCCACTGAGCTTCTTCAGTAACAGTGATAGTAATGGGAGTCGATGGCTCATCGGAGCATACGGGAGGATATCCAGTATGTCCCGACAAAGACTCAATTCCTTTGGACTGAAGTCCTCGGGAATCAAGTCCTGAATCAAAAGAGTGAGATCGCCAGAACTGTTCAGGTTCTGGCAACTCTCTGTCGGTGTTGAAGAATTCGACCACTTCGGTCGAATTGGCTTCATCACTGCATCGGAGTTTTCCTTTCTTGAAAACCAGCAAAAGCTGGCGCAAGAAGAGGAGGGCTTCGACATTGCAATTCTCCTTTAGGGTTCCCGTGCTGTGAAAGACCAGTAAGTAGAGTCCCCGAAGAAACTTCGGAATCACTACTTTATTAGAGTACCTCTTGGTTAGAGGCAGCCCTGATAAATTGTACTGGCCGCAAGACAAACACTGATCAAGGTGTTTGCCAATGGAGGGGAGGTCTTCGAGAAAAACTCGAATTCCTCTACTCCCCACAGCACTCTGGAGACGGGCGAGATCTCTCTCGAATTCGTCTCTCAGGGTCGGGAATGCGTGGGTGGCATCCGTAAGGATCCCACACCATAAGTTCTGAAGTTCCCTAACATGGCAATTAGACATTACTCGGATTATCTCCGTGTAGATGTCCCATGCTGTTAGGTCACCCCAGCCCTTGCAGAACGGGGTCGTAAAACCTAGAAGCTGACTACAAGTCAGCAGTGCTTATACCCTCGAGGGTTATAAGCGCCTAGATCTTACGATTCCCATCCAGCCAAGCTGACCAAGAAGGCATTCGTGCTGAGGATCATAAGATCCGCAACAGCAT